GTCAAGGAAACTGCATGGAGACACGCCCATCGGGCCACACTTCTTTGGAGATACGCCAAGAAGCGTGCAGCAGACAAGGGGCTGCCATTCTCTATCACTGTAGAAGATATCAAGTCCGTGTGGCCCACTGACGGAATATGTCCCGTTCTGGGAATTCAGCTTGAGCATGGCACGAAGGGCTTTGTGGACACCTCGCCGACACTCGATGCTTTCATCCCAGAACGGGGCTACATCCCCGGCAACATCTCCGTCATCTCCTATCGAGCTAACAGGATCAAGAACGACTCGAACCTGAATGAGTTAGAGAAGGTTACGGAGTGGGTGCGCTCTCGGGGGCAACGTACTTGAAAACATGTCCGCCGGTATGGCGGTATTTTCCGCTGAGGACCGCCCGCACGTTGCTCGGGTAGACGCCGTGAGCCGACGCGGCCTCCTTCGCGGACTGGTACACGATCCCGTTCTCGTCCTCGATCGGGAGGTTGTTGGGCACGGACCCGTCCCCGGGTGCGCGGGGCAGTTCAGCCCCCGAGCACGGCGAGCACTTCCGGGCGTGCATCTGAAGCTTCCGGGAAGCCGCCCGACGCGCATCCAGGTGGATGCGATCGTTCTCGACGGCAGCGGTCAGTACCGCTACCATCTGGTCGTGCGGCATCGCGGCGAGCTTGGCATTCAGGAGGGCGATGGCGTCCTTCTTCGTGCGGTCTCGCTGCGCTACCGTCTCGTCCTCGTCCGTGGCGTTCATGTCCGGGATCTCCCAGTCGTTGTCGACCTCGGCGTCGGCCGCGAACCACCCTGCCTTGTTGGTGTAGTCGTACGGCCGCCCGTGCATGGCGATGTACGCGTCGTCCAGCATCGGGAGGATGTTCCGGCCCTTCTTGTCGAGCATCTCGCGGAAGTCCATGAACCTCTGGCACAGGTAGTTGAAGAGGTTCTTCTCGTTCTCGGAGCGGTCGGCGCTATCGTCCCGGTAGAGGCCGAGGTAATTGACGGTCCAGGCCAAGCCGTACTGGCGCAGGTCCTCGATCTCCAGGCCGTGGTCCGCGTAGACCTGGTGGTTCTTGCGGATGGACCTCCAGACCGCCTTGTCGACCACCACGCTGAAGGACTTGAGCTGCTCGTTCGTGGGGTTCGGCGAGCGGCGGAAGTCCTTGTGACGCAGCACGACCAGGTCGAAGTCGTCAGAGAAGTGGCACTTCCGGCTGGGGAGCGGCCCCCGGTCCACCGGCTGCTTGGGGGGATCGTACCCGAGAGCCAGCTGGAGCCCCCGGAAGGCCTCCAGAGACTTGTCGATGTTGCGGTTCGACAGGTCCCGGGCGTGGACCGTGATCGAACCGTTGGCCGCCACACCCTTCATCGCCACCTGGACGGGCACCTTGGCCCCGTCTTTCTTTGTGACAACCAGGCCCGAGCTGCTATGCTCGTACCCGATCCCGACCGCCGAGAGCCACGACTTGAGCTGAGTTGTAATGCGCCTTTCGAATTTTGAAACCATAGGACTCCTTGGATTGAATGTTGACATGAATCACCTAGCGATCCGGGGTGGCCTTCTTCTTGCAGCTGGGTGATGCGATGAGTCTATGGCATGGTTCTTGCGTTGTCAAGGGATCCTGAAAAGATTCGATATAAATGGGGCGGAGGATGCGATGAAGAAGTACGCGATCTTGGCAGGTCTGGCCCTGGTGCTCGTTGGTGGCGGTTACGCCGCGGGGCGTTACGCTGCGCCGGAGAAGGTGGTCGTGACCGAGAAGATCAAAGAGGTTGAGAAGACCGTGGTCGTGCGGGTGGTCGAGACCGACAAGGTTCTGGAGGCGCTCAAGAACGTGAGCCAGGCCAAGGACGTCCACAAGACGAAGACCACGGTCAAGAAGGCGGACGGCACGGTGACCACGACCGAGACGACGGACGACAAGACGAAGACGGACACGCAGGATAAGACGAATGAAGCTGAGAAGACGAAGACCGCCGAGACCGTCACCAAGGAGGTCGTCGTAGAGAAGGAGGTTACCAAGACGATCGAGCGCTCTCGACCGAGCTGGCGGCTGTCCCTTCAAACGGGATTCGACGTGGCGGCTCTTACCAGTGCGTCGCAGCCATATTCCCTCTTGCCTTCTGACTCAGGCCTGGTAAAGTACATGGTGTTGGGGATCGGGGTGGAACACAGGCTCGTTGGACCGCTGTCCACTGGCGTCTGGGCCAACACCCACGGGATGGGCGGGATCTCATTCAGTTTGGAGTTTTGATGGACGAAAAGCGCCACACGGAACTGGAACTCAAGTTCGCGGCCGACCACCTGGACGGCTTGGAGTTCCGCCAATTCATGCTCAAGGCCGGGCCCTCGGGGTTCGAGCACTTCCAGCATGACGACATCTTCTGGCAGCGTGGTGCGAACATCGTTCGTCACCGCGTCAAGGGCGAGGGCGCAGGCGAGCTGACGTCCAAGTCACGGAAGAGCGAGGACAGCCTAGTCGACCGCGTGGAGATCAACCTCAGGTTCTCTCCCAAGGTCACGGTCGCGGACGTCGAGACCTTCCTGGGCGCAACCGGCTACGAGCGCCTATTCACGCTCCGCAAGAGCTACGTGGACGTGTTCGACTTCGAGCGCGAGGGCTACAAGATGGAGGCGGCGCTGTACACCGTGGGCCGAGTCGACGAGTGGGGTACTTCAGGCGATAAGAGCTTCCTGGAGTTCGAGATCAAGCCGGGCGACGACATGGACAAGGAAACCGCCCTGGAGATTCTGAGCGTTTGGGGCGGCTGGGCCACCGTCAACCTCGACGTGGGCAACCCCCTCAACCTTTCACTGTTCGAGCAGTTCTCGAAGCTCATCTCCCCGTCCGTGGGAACCAACTACAAAATCTGAGAGGACGCATGGCACTCACTCGCAGGCAGATCCTGAACATCGTCGTCGACGTTATTCAGGACGTCAATATCGACGCCATGATGGCGGAAGAGGAGGACGAGATCGCCGACATCGTACTCGACCGACTGGCCGAAGAGGCTCCTGAACTCGTCGAGGACGAGGAAGAGCCGGAGACCGAGGATGCAGAAAGTTAACGATAAGCCAGTCCAGATCTCCGACAGGCGCCATCGGTACTGCTTCCGGCTGTACCATGACCCGTCGTCGATGGAGGACGGCACCAAGGACCGTGCGCTGCACAACCTGCTGAACGAGTTCGTGAACCAGCCTGCGCTGCTTCGCTGTGGACCCTGCTACCCAGACAAGTTGGCGATCTATCACGACGGCACCCGTTGGGTCGTGGCGGCCGAGTCGGAGGCGGAGGAGGCGTAGGAGCGGCAATCTAAACAGAAGGAGGTACCAACGCTTGCAGTGTCCCGTCTGCTACAAGCTCGATTACACCACCTACGCAAACGGCACCACCGAAGAGGGGTACTGCCAGAATTGCGGCTACGAGTCGCAGGTGCCCACCAAGAAGAAGGACCCGATCCCCGTCATCCATATCGAGAAGCCGAAGCCGAAGACCCAACAACAGCGCATTCGACGGAACAAATGAGCCAGGCAGCCAACGGAAACTTCAAGCTCACGATGTATTTGCGGCCCGATCAGTGGCTGTGGCTGAAGGCGCAGGCGTTGAACGAGACCATGCTCCGTGGCGGCGGCAAGCCCGACTACAGCGCCATCCTGCGCGCCATGATCGACAAGACCAGGACCGACATGGAGGCTGCCATGAAGCCCAAGAAGAAGGCCCGCAAGTGAGCGGCGAGCTGGTGACGGTCCGGCGTAAGATCGTCACTCCCGTGAAGGGGCCGGCCGTGTGGATCGGCCTCCGCGGCTGGCTGCTCCGGGAAGACGGCGATTTCATCGTGGGGCGATTCTGGAGCCGCGATGACGCCGGCATGGGCATCTACGATGTCCGGATGCCAAAAGCGTGCGTCACGATCGAAGACGAGCCGATCGCAGCCTGAGATTCGATAGAAATGGAGTATGGCGAAGCTACCACTCCTTCTTTACCCCAACCCGCGCCTGCGCGTGGTGTCCGAGCCCCTGACGTTCGACTGGGTGAAGCAACCCGGTTTCAAGGAACGGCTGGGCCAGCTGCATGAGACGCTGCTCTGGTACCAGGGCGTCGGGATCTCGGCCATCCAGGTCGACTGGCCCGTGCGGCTGTTCCTGATGCGAGAGCACAGTGGCCGGGTCCTGACGTTCGTCAACCCGGTCATCTCGAACGTGGACGACGAGACGATCCCGATGGAGGAAGGGTGTCTGTCGGTGCCGGGCGTGACCCAGCAGATGGAGCGCTACGAGTGGGTCGCTCTCTGGGCCAACGACCTGGAGACCTGGGAGCGCAAGCAGTTCGACCTGGTCGGCATCGAAGCCCAGTGCGTCCAGCACGAGATGGACCATCTGGACGGAAAATTGTTCACGGACGACTACGGTCTCGTGAAGCGCGACATCGTCAAGCGCAAGATCCGCAAGCAGCTGCGACAGAATCCACTCTTCAAGGAGATGCAATGACGTTTTTGCAAAACCCGTTCCGGAAGAAGTACATCCCCGTCCTCGTGGCGGCGCTGCTGGGCGTGGCGTCGTTCGCGATCACGCACGGCGCGATGTCGCTCATCGTGATGGGCGTGCTGGGGCTCTTCCAGTATCTGGCTGCCGACAAGCCGCTGACCTCCACCAACCGCATGGGATACAGCATCCTGACTGCCATCCTGGTCTCGATGGCGATTTACTACTTCTTCGTCGGCGTCCTCGCGGCGACCGTCATCTCGGGAGCCACGGCGCTGCTGCCGCTCTCGATCCTCCTGACCCGAAAGGTCGAAGCCTGATGTTCACGAAGGATGAGTATGAGGCGCTGCATGCGCTGGTGTTCGTTCCCGACTACCCAGGCTACAAGCCCACGGTGATCGAGATCCCGAACGGAGACGGCAAGGCCGACTCCGAGAAGCGCTACGCGCACGTCGCCCCGAAGTACTTCTCAACCGCCCGACAGGCGAAAGACCTGACGCCATTTCTGGCACAGGCGTTCGAACTTGCTCAAGCGGCTGCTGATCTTGCAGGCGTACCGAAGGCGTTCATGCCCGACTTCCGCTACGGAGCGCTGCGAGTCCTCGACTACCCGCCGGGTGCCGTCAGCAACAAGCACGAAGACTTCGACTTGTTCACGCTGATGATCTATCGTGACCAGCCCGAGTGCTTCAAGGCGGACGAAATCGGTCCCACGCCGCCATCGCTCAAGAGGATCCACATGCTCAACAAGCAGGCCCACCTCGGCCAGCTCGGCGAGGCGATTGGTCTCGGCAAGGCCACTCCGCACGAGGTGGTTGCGAGCGAGCAGCGCCAGCACTCGATCGTGTACTTCGCCATCCCGGACTGGGACTCGGTCCTCCCGAGCGGGCAGAGCGTGAAAGACTGGCTGAATTCCAGAATGGCTCGCAGTCGGACGGAATTCAAGAAGTACGAGTAGCCGTGGCCGTCTCGATTCCACTGACCCAAGACAAGGCCGCGCTCGTCGATGACGAGGACGCCGATCTTGCGTCCTGGGGTTGGTGTGCGGCCAAGCTTAGGAAGACATTCTATGCTCAGCGCCACATTTACAGAGACGACGGCGTACGCACATCTCAACTTCTCCATCGCGTTATCGGCGCTCGCATGAGCATCGAAGGTGAGGTCGACCATCGAGACCGCAACGGCTTGAACTGCACTCGGAAGAACCTTAGAGCGGCCACCGCCAGCCAGAACAAAGCCAACCAGGCTCTTCAGTCCAACAATACCTCTGGTGTCAAGGGCGTGTCCTGGAACAAGCGCGACTGCAAGTGGCAAGCCAAAATCGTGGTCAACGGCAAGGCCAAGGCCGTTGGTACATTTAACGACCTCGGACTTGCGGAGGTCGCAGTTCAGAGGGCTCGCGAGCGGGCCTTCGGAGAGTACGCTTGTCATGGATAACACGGTGACAGACGGCGCGTGCTGGTGCGAGACGCCACCGGACATGCGTGAGCCCGGTGAGCACGACTTCGTCTGCAACGAGATGCTGGCTCGACAAGAACAAATCGACCTGTTCAGGCGATCTTCCACGCGCTGGAAGAAGCTGGCGAAGAAGTACCGCATGAACCAGGTCGACATCTGCCCGAACTGTGGCAGGGGGTGCGACCCGACGACCTGCTGGTGCGGTGACGACCACCGCAAGAGCTACGGCGACGGTGGCCATTCCCACATCCCGATGGGGTGCGTGTGCGGGTACGCCGAAGACGTCGCGCGAGACCAGCACGTGCTCAAGAAGATGCTCTTCGAGGCCAGGATGGAGTTGACGCTTCTGAAGAATGGCATCTACCGGTGTGAACCTATCTTCTGCTCCGACCCCAACTGCTCCACGAACAACCCGAGGACCTGACATGCTGATCGCGCTCGGTGTATTCCTGTTCGTAACCCTGCATGCGTGGGCGTTCTTGCTCTACCGGTGGAGAGCGGACGACAAAGCGCTGGAGGCATACGATCGGTGGATCCAGGAAGATCTCGCCGATATGGAGGAGCGTAACAGCTGGGTGTGGGGCTACCTGATTGCTGCCAACGCCCGCCGCAAGCGCATCGGGCGCGCCCTCAAGAAGGAGCGTGCACTGACCGCGACGATTCACCGTCTCAACACCAACCTCCTCAAGGACATTAATTTCCTCCTGGAGGAGAACAAGAGCCTAATCTCGATGCACCGCACCCTCGCGGCCGAGGTAGCCGACCACATTCTCACCATTCAGGATCGAGAGACCGTTACCAAAGGTTTGACCCGCAAACTCTGACAAGGAGACATGATGACCAAGTTCAAGAAAGACCTCAAGAAGATCGTGCTGGTCGTGTTCGGCTGCATGCTGCTGCTCAACGCCGGCTTCGACTTCTTGCGCTGGAACGTGCGCCACCGCGCGGAGAAGGCCGCCGCCGAGGAACTCAAGAAGGATGCACAGTTCGCTGTGGTGACCGTGCATCAGTGCTTCCTGGTCGCGGACGTTGGCTGGTTATGCGACGTCGAACTCACTCTCGTCGATGGTCGCAAGGGACGTCTCCTGCACGTCTACTCGCCCGACGCGGAGTAGCTTAGCCCGGGACGATTTCGGCCGGAGCCACGTCAGCGATTTTGTCGACGGCCGTCGCCGCCGCTTCGATCGTGCGCGCCGCAGCGGCTTTGGCCGTTGCATCTGCCACAGCGGCAGTCTCAGCCGCACGAGCGACAGTTACCGAACCGGTGAAGAGAGCCTTGACAGCCTCCTCGGGGGTCGCGCCGTAGCCGTACATGAGCTGGTTACCGGTCGACAGCGATCGGGTGACCGGGCTGGCGTCCAGAGATGCGAGCATTGCCAAACAAGCTCCGTTCACGAACTGCGGGTTGGTAGGCAGTAGGTAGAAGACCGCCACGCTCCACGCGGCAGGGTCGAGGCCGCGGGCGGTGACAAGAGCAGATACGGTGTCGGTGTCGATCATGTAAATTCCTTTACGGGGCGATGTAGCCGTACATCATGCGGGCGACCTGGGTATCCCTCGCGGACGAACTGAAGATGCACGGGTGCATGGGGCCGTCGGCGACGAGAGTGAGAGTGGCCTGTGACGCTTCTAGCGCACCGTCGATATATAGCTTGATGGTGGTAGTGTCGAAGGTCATGACGAAATTGTGCCAGTTGGCGTCTCCGGAAGTTGTCGTGGCGACACCGCTCTCGGTGGGGTTAGTCCACAAATACAGCCGCCACTTGACGGCGTCCATGCTCTGATACGACACAACGCCGAGTAGGCGGGTCACGGCAGAGGGCGTAATGAGTCCGATGAATCCGAATGGGTTGGACGCTGGAGTCACCATCTTCGCTCGCCACGCCATCGCCCACTTCCCGGTCTTCGTGGTTTGGAAGATGCTATGGCCGATGGCGACGTACTCGTTCGTGGCAGTGCTGACACCACCACCTTCAGAGAGAGGGTCGCGAGCAACGACGACCGGCGTGCCGGACGCAACCAGGCCGCCAGTCCCGAGGTGGCCGACGTCGATCTCGCGGAAGTTCGTGAGCTGTGGGACCTGCGCTTTCATCAGATCCATCTGGACCTTGAACCAGCCGTCGTAGTCGTGTCCAAGTGCAGTGTTGACGGCCGCGAGCGTGTTGTCGGCCGCGTTGGCAGTCGACCCGGTCAGGTTCGACTTGATGGTATGGGCCGCCATCTGTGCAGCCTTCGCGTTCGTGACTGCATTGTTGGCGATTGTGGCCGCGACCGAGCCGGTGCCCGAGGCGGTGACGTCGTCAGTGAGGTCGGTGATGCCGCCGCCGCCACCAGTGGAAGCGATCTCAATGTCGTTCCCCACCTGGGTCAGCGTGATGTTGGTGCCCTCGGACAACGTGACGTTGCTGAAGAGCTGCGGGTCGGTCCCAGCGCGGATGCTGAGCACGCCCTTGTGAGCGTGGTCCGCGGGCGCGCTCTTCGCGCTCGCGCCTGGGGTGCCTGCCGTAGCCACGTCTGACGGTGTGGTGACGTTATCGACTGCGACCGACACTCCGGCGATGCCGTTCTGGCCGTCGAGGCCCTTCAGGCCGCGGTCACCACGCAAGCCATCCTTGCCTCGGGGACCTTCCTTGCCCTCGGGGCCACGTACCCCCGTGAGTCCGCGTGGGCCTGCTTTATCGGCCACGGGCGCTCCTTACGGGACGTTCTTCTTCGAGAACGCCGGATCGACGACGGCCGTCTGGGCCTCGAACGAAATGACACCACCGGCATTCACAGCCGACAGGTCGGACCAGCCGTACCGCGGGGGGCCGTAGTTCTCCTGGTCGTGGGCCGGCTCGTATGCATTCTGGAGCGGCTTGGTCGGCCAGCGGCGGCAGCGGATGTGCGTGCCGTCGATGATGTCCAGGACGCGAACGCGGTACTGGACGCTCGCGTCGGTCAGACGGATCCAGGCGTTCGTGCCCGGGTAGATGTTCGCGCTCGAAGCAACCGTCACGATGCCCAAGGTAGTGGCTGCGGTGAAGGCGACCTTGAGGGGCTTGAGGGTAATGGAGGGCATGTCTATAAGATTGGGGCTTAGAAGATGAGGGCGGCGGAGAGTCCTGAACTGGGCGGCGGGCTGAGGTAGGCAGCAGCGGCCTCCAGGCGCTCTTTGGAATCGTTGAAGAAGCCGATCCCAGCGTTGCAGTTATTGCAGAGGAGTCCTCGAATGGCCCCGTCCGATGGTCGTGATCGACCACTAGCTGGTTCCACTTTCCGCCCGGTTCGGTCGTCCCGCAGGCGGCGCACCTACCGCCCTGGGCCACTGCCATGGCGTCGCGCTGGGACGAGGTGATCCCAAAACAAAGCTTGAACTGCGAGTCTCTTCCCGAGACCTTGCGACATTCCTTACAGGACGAATTCAACCCAGAGCGTTTCCAGTTGTCTCGACCAAATTGAGACTCGCTCTTATTTACTTTGCATTGAGTGCAGGTTTTCATGCGATCTTCAGCCAGCCATATCCGTTCTGGAACTCGGACAACTCTCTGCTTTTGTGGTAGCAGCCGTCACCGTCGCGGGAGCCCGCGGCGTTGGTGTTGCCCTCGACCGTCTCCAGCGTTTCGCTGTGGGACTGGTTGATCGCCACGCAGAAACCAGTGTGGCCGATGCGCGTGCCCTTCTTGGAGAGGCCGTGGTCGAGGAGAAAGATGCAGTTGTCAGTCGGTGCCGACAGCTGAAGGTCCGGGTTGCGGGTCCAGATCTTGTAGACGCTGCCGCCGTACTGAAAACTTGGCTTGACTCCAAGATTCTCTGCGGCCTGCTGGATGCAGAAGCACACGAAGGCCGCGCACCAGGGATCACCCGGTTCGAGGCCGATGCTCTTCTGGAACATCTCGACCTCGGGACCGCAGTTGTTGCCGCCATGCTCACGCACGCCGTCGTACGACAGCGCGATCTGGATGGCGAGTTCCGCGAGCGTGGGCATTACGATGCGTTCGCGCCCGCGCTGCCGGATTCGCGGAAGATGGTGTCATCCGTGCCGCCGAAGTGGTAGATGTGTCCGCCCGCACCGCCGAAGCCGCCCTTGCCAGCCGAGCTGCCGCTGCCGCCGTCGCCGCCGTCGGCGTTGAGTTCTCCGTTCAGGTTGAGGCGGCCGTAGATCAGGATGATGGCACCGCCACCGCCACCAGCGCCGCCGCCGCCGCCGGAGTCCCAGGTAGTACCGGATTGGTCCCCGCCGTCGCCACCTTTGACCGTGACCAGTGCTCCGATATCGATCGTGATGAGGGGCGCCGCGAGGATGATGATGCCACCACCACCGCCGCCGGCCCCGGGGTGGTTCGTGCCACCCGCGCTGCCAGCCGCCCCGCCGGCACCGCCGCCGCACCCGCCACGGAACGTCAAGAGGCTGCCGTTGACGACGCCCGCTCCGTTCAGCAGGTGGTTCCACTGGTTGTCTGTGCCGAGCAGGTCGTCCGCGTCCGCGACGCCGCCAGGGCCGCCAATCCCGCCGCCGGCCGTGCCGCCCGCACCACCGGAACCACCGATGCTGCGCGTGTTGTCGACACCGCCGCCCCCGGCGCCGGGAGTGAGGCCGACGTTCAAGGACACGCTCCCGCCTGCGGTGCCGGAACCCATGGTGCCGGCCGTTGCGCCGGCTCCACCCGCCGCCGCCCCGCCCGAGTTGGTGCCGCCGATGGTGCCGCGCGCAGAGAGCGTCACGCCGCCGCCGATGTGGATCTCGCGGGTGGCGAAGATGCGCCAACCGGGAGCGGTCACCGTGAAGTTCGGGTCACCGCCCGAGGCCTTCACCGCTTTCCAGTTCCTGGTGACGGCGTCGAACAGTTGCGTGAAGTCGGTCGTGTGCGAGATGTCGCCCGCGATGCCGTTGCCGAAGAGAAACGGGTCGATCCCGCCGAGTCCGCGAAGTGCCATTAGTAAGCCGGTCCTTCCCACGTGACGGTAATGTTGCCGTCACGGTCCATGATGCATTGCTGGTCGCGAATATTGGGCGTGGTGAAGCCGTTTGTACGGAAGTAGGTCTTGAATTGGAGAGGGCTCGTCAAGGTGTGGGCCGGCGGTCCCGGAGTGCCCTCGATCATCCTCCACTGCATCGTGCCGGCAGCCTCGAACGAGAAGCTGTCCTTGTTGAGCGCGTCATTGCCGTCGAAACCCTGGAGAGTCAGGATGCGGTAGAAGGTGCTTGACGTGAACGGGTGCATCTGGCGAACGCAGAGTGCCGACGTTGCGTTGATGCTCCAGTTGTTATCGCCGTCGATCACTGTCTGGTACTGCGTCTCGGTGGTCCTGATGAGGACGTTGTTGTCTTCCGGACCCCAACCACCGATCTGGAGATCGCCTGCGCCGCCGAAGAAGTCACCGCTGCGGCTCAGACCTCCTGCGAACGCGAAGTAGTTGATGTCGTCGACGGTCGCGACCTGAGCGGGATACGAGGTGGTGCCGTTCGTGGCCGAAAGCTTGACCATGCCACCCGCCGCGGTGGTCGCGTTCTTGAACGCAGAGTTGACCGCGTACGACTGGTCACGCGTGTAGATGTCGTTGCTGTGGCGCCACGCGATGACGTAGCGGGAGCCCGGGATCTCTGGCGACCCCAGCGTCGCGAGGGCAGCCTTGGCGGCGATGATCGTGGTGTCCTGCGTGCGGTCGACGTCGACGTAGATACACTCGCCGTCAGCGAGGTCGGTGAGGCCCGCCGAGTCGGAAGCTTGGTCCTGGACCGGGTTGACGACGCCGGTCGAGTTCGCGAAGATCCAGACCAGGCCCTTCCAGTGAATGTTCGCTCCGTCCCACTCGAAGTACTCGCCGTTCGAGACGAACGGAGAGCCCGTACGCGCGAGGCGTTCGTTGATCGGGTTGGTGGGTGAGTACCAGTACTCGCCGCCGCCTACCTCCCACATACGCGACATGATCGCGTCCATCCAGTCCTTGAAATTGCCGATGGCTTTGTCGGCGCCGACGAACACGTCACCACTCGTGTTCTCCGCGCGGCCGGCCGGCCACGCATAGGAGTTCTTGATGTTCGGGATCGTGCCGCCCGAGCCGAGGCGGAATGCGAAACGACGCGCATCCTCCAGCACGGTGACGTTGTTGGCGTCGTCGAGCGTGACCTTCGCGATCGGGCAGATACCGGGGTTGTTGTCGAAGTCCAGCGTCGTGATGACGATGCGGTAGTCGAGCGTGCGCCCGAGCGGCACCTGGACCGGCGTCTCCAGCTCCGAGTCCGAGTCGATGAACTCGACGAGGTCGACCGTCGTATCGTCCGCTTCGCGAACGAAGTCGAGGCCGACGTAGTTGACCATGCCCGAAGTGAAGCTGCCGATGATGCGCGGGTTGACCGAGTTCAGTTGTTCGTCGGGGCGATCGGACGGCACGTGGAAGATCGATCCGGACTCGGACGCAAGGAAGTGAATGAGGCTGCTGTCGGCGACGCGGATCTTGAGTCCGGTCGCGATGGTGATGCCCGTCGAGAGCACGTAGAAGCCCTCGGTGATGAGCGGCGCCTTGCCGGCGATCATGACGCCAGCGAGAAGGTCGATGTCGCCGGCCACCGCCGACTCGATCGAGCGCAGGTGCGGGATGTCGACGCGCTGATTGCCCAGGAGGTTAGCTTGGCGGAGAACGGCCATGGTTACCCTTAAGATTGCGTGTCGCCAGAGGAAACGGAGAGAGTCGAACTCTCGGGGCCCTTGCGGGCCCGGCAAGTTAGCAACCTGCTGCGCAAAACCGACATGCGACGTCGTTTCCGAAGGAGGAAAGCTGAGGAGTCGAACCCCCTACCCGAAGGTAGCTATGTCCGCTTTCGAGGCGGATCGGACCCCACGGCCCAGAACTTTCCACGGAGTCGCTTAGCGACTCGACGAAGAAGAGCTACTGGACGATGACAGGTGCTTCACGGTGATCTCAAGATTAAGTCTACTGAATCACCCGAGCGGACGCACCTCATTGTTGTACGAAAGTGCAGAAAAGTTCACCGCGCCCGAGACCAGGCTCTTGGCTTCGAACGACCAGGACTGGCTCTCGACCGAGCAGAAATCAGCTTGAAAAATCACGGTCTGAGAGACCAGGTCGATCAGCAGGATGTTGAAGTACTTCTCGCGCGGCAGCTCCTCCAGGGGCGCCACCATGCCCGGCCCCTCCACGGCGCCGTCGAGGTGGGTACGGTAGAGCCCCATCGAGCCTGACACGTTGGTCACGCCCGTGGCCAGCTCGAACGGCAGCACCGAGTCGACGGTGTGGATCTTGCGGCGCGGGGTGTCGATGCTGTAGCTGAAGCGGTTGACCCGACCGAACGGGTTTCCGTTGACAAACAGGATGACCTGTGCTGATGCAAGTACGATCGAAGGCATTACGGACCCTTCCTGGCTGCCGGAAGTTCGCTGTCCAGCTCGTCGCCGCCCCACACGGAGACCTTGTCGGAGAGCTTGTAGCTGCCGCCTTGCGGGAAGCCCTCGCCGCCCAGGCCGCGGTCGCCCGGGTAGATCACGGTCACCAACACCTGCTTGCCGGCGGCCACGATGTCGTTGATGATCTGGCGGGCTGCTTCGCGGCCCGCGGCCGTGCCGGTGACGTAGAAGTTGCCCACCAGGTGGTCTGCCGCCGGCTCGAACGGGACACGTCCGGACAGCAATCGCACGGTTGCACCGGCCGGGAGGGTCGCGCTGAATGGTACGTCGGCATCGAGGATCAAGTCCTCGTCGCTCAGGCGTCCCAGGTAGCGGACGGGACCGACCATGTTGTGGTAGCCGAAGTTGAACACCAGCCACCCCTCCTCATCGGGGAAGTCGAGTGCCGGGTCCAAGCCCGTGAGGTGCACGGACGAGTAGTGGACGCCGCGGTTGAAGGCCGTGTCGGTGGTACCAGCCGTTGCGGTGATCGCGAGCCCGGTCTTGACGTCGTACGAGAACGGGCCCGGAACCGTCGAAGGCGCAGCCTCGGCGCGCATCGGGGTCACGTCAGCGCCCGCGCGGGCCACGGTGTAGGAGTGGCTGTAGTCGTACTCGCGGGTGTGGACGATGACATGGGTACCGTCCGGAACCTCGGCCACCCGGTGCATGCCGTTGATGCCGGCGCCTTCCCACACGCGGTCTTCGCCCGGGACGACGATCTGGTTGGTCTTCTCGGTGGAGATGGCGTGGTCCCAGCCGCCAACCATGGCGAACACGTCGGTGCCCACCAGGCCGCCCGTGGGGTCGAGGTGGGGAGTCTGGATCTGGGCCATGGAGACGTGCCAGCGCATGGTGTCCAAGTCCAGGACCTCGACGTTGAACACGCCGTTCGCGCCGCCGGTCACGTACACGGCGTTCTCCGTCGGGAGGTACGCGATGGCCGGATGCGAGCGCCCGTTGCGCATGGAAGCGATCGTGCTCCACAGTCCCGTTTTCGGGTCGAAGATTTCGCAGGAGCTGAGTGCTCCAGGTGAGTGTGCGCGGCTCGGGTTGTAGCCGTTACCGCCGATGACGAGCACGCGGCCGTCGGGGAGCTTCAGTACTCCAAACTGGGTGCGGGCGTACGTCATGTTGCCCGTCAGCTCCCAGGTGATACTGTTCCAGATCTCGCAACGGTTGATGAGGTTGGTGGCAGCGGAGTTCTTCTGACCTCCGATCGCGAGCACGCGTCCGTCGTCGAGTGCGACCAGCTCGTGGTGCATGCGGGCGACCTTCATGACCGCGTCGTTGGCCCAGCTCTCGGTCGTCACGTCGAAGCGCTCGGACGTGGCGAGCGGGGTGCCGGCGACCGCCCAGCCGCCGGAGGCCAGCGCTCCGCCATCGCTCAGTGCGCACTGTCCGTGCGCGACTCGGCTGTCGAACATCCCCTGTTGCTGTGAGACGGAGTCCGGGGGAATGAAGGTGAGCAGGTCGTAGCCGAGCACCGGGGTGCCAGTGAGATCGTCGCCGATCGCTCCGCCCGTGCAGAGAATACGGCCGTCGGTCAGGAGGGACGCGGCGAAGTTGCGGTACCCGAAGTTCGGGAGGTTGAAGCCGTGTGCTCCGTCCGGGGCGATCTGGGTCCAGAGGTAGTCGACCGCACGTCCGCCGCTGCCAGACACGGTCTCGCCGGTCACTTCCAGCACGGTGAAGTTGTCCTTCGGGGTGAAGGTGAGGCCGTCGGAAGTGGTGGCTCCGCCGATGATGATCAGTCTCCCCTCGGGGTTGCGAATCGCGCGGCTGAACACGCCTTCGTACGTGCCGGCCTGGCTGTTGGTCGAGTGGATCGAGGCCGCGGTGATGCCTGACTGAGTATCGTTCGGGCTCGCAAAGTTGCCGCTCGGGGTTCCGGAGTCGGTGGCCGGCACTTCGCCCGTGGGCAACACGCCGTCGATGAAAATCTGATCTCCGACCGAGAGACCGTGTGACGCGTCGACGTCGACCGTGACGACGCCATCGCCCGTGCGGATCAGCGAGAAGTTCTCGCCCGCGAGCGCAGCGAGGCCCTTCAGGTACGCGGCGAGGCCGGGTCCACGACCGACAACCTCGGTAGTCGCCGGGATGACGATGTCTAGGAATTTCATTGTTCGTTCTCGCAGACGATGACGCGGCGGGGGTTGTCGTAGATGGTGCGGCGCTTCGGGCGGAAGAACATCAAGTCCTGGAAGTTGATCTGTTCGATGCCGAGCATTTCGATGCCGAGAGGGTTCTCGATCTCGAACCACTTTTCCGAGTCCGTGACGAAGACGACCTTGATCGTGAACGTGCCGTTGGTGTTCGTGGGCTGGAACTCGTCTCCGTAGATGTACGCCAAGTCTCCGTCGTGAACCAGGAACATGTCGAAAATATCGCTGCTGACCAAGGTGAAGCGCAAATTCCCCTGGGTGTCCACGGACGGCTCGATGTCCCACGTTGCGATCAGTCGGGTGACGTTCGCCGTCGTGTTGGCGACAGCTCCGAGTGAGTCGACCACGTGGATCGTGTCGCTGACGCCGAAGGCGGAGCCGGCGGTGTACAGGCCCGTGCTGGCATTGATGGACCCACCGGAGTTGTTGACGGAGAGGGACCAGACGAGGCCCATGCCGCTGCCACCCATTGCGGTGAAGGCTTGGGTCCCGTTGAAGTGTACGTTCGGGTTCGCAGGAGCGATGCTGAGCGCGGCGGTGACGGTGACGTTGGTCGTCCCGATGTTGCCGCCCGAGTCGACTGCCCGCACCGTGTCGGTGACGCTGCCCGTGGGACCGGCGGCGTAGGTGCCCGAAATTGGGTTGATGCCGCCACCGCTGTTGTTGACGGAGATCGAGTAGACGTATCCCGTGCCAGTGCCGCCGCTGGCGACGAACGTCTGAGACTCCAGAGGAGCCTTGGTCGGGTTGGACGGGCTGAGGCTGACGCCGGGGACAACGCTGACGACGGTATTGGCGGAGTTGCCGAGTGAGTCGACCAGGTGGACCGTGTCGCTGACGCTGCCGGTAGATCCAGCGGTGTAGAGACCGGTGCTGGCGTTGATCGAGCCGCCAGAGTTGTTGACTGTCAGCGACCAGACGTATCCGGTGCCGCTTCCGCCGCTCGGCGTGAACGATTGCGTATTCAGAGCGATGACGGTCGGAGTGGTCGGCGAGATGCTGACACTCGGCCCGACCGTGATGACCGCGATGTCCTCGTTATTCTGGACGTCGGTAGCGCGAACCTTGTCAGTCACGCTGGGAGTCGAGCCGGCAGTGTACAAACCGGTGGTGCTGTTGATCGTGCCGCCGGAGTTGTTCCAGCCGAAGACGAACTGGAAGGCGGGGCCGCCGGGGTTGACGCCGCCGGTTGCGGTGAACGTGTGGGTCCCGAGCGGCGGCAGCGTGATGGACGAGGGGCTGATTACGATCGCGGCTTTGACGGCGACCGTGGCGTCGGCCGTGTTCGCTCCGCTGTCCGTTACGCGGATCGTGTCGGTGACGTTCGGGGTGCTGCCCGCGACGTACGCCCCGGTGCTGGTATTGAGGGTGCCGCCGCTGTTGTTCGCGACGAAACTGAAGACGTACCCCGAGCCCGTACCGCCTGACGCGGAGAAGGTGAACCCGTGTCCAACCACGCGCGGCGATGATGCCGGCGAGATGGCCAGAGGGGTGGATGCGCCGAATGGACCGTCAAAGCCGAACATGGTGCTTTACGAGATGGCGTACTTGGTTTTGAGGAACTGCTCTACTGCCGCGATCTGGGCGGCGGTGAGGGCGACGTTGAAAACAAGGATCTTCGCGATGTCACCGATGAGGTGAACGCCAGCGACGCCCGGTGATCCGCCCGAGAACCAAACTCCCACGTGGTAGTTGACCGGGCTGGCCGTGGGGAAGCTGGTGTCGGCTACGGTGTTGGTCGCCCAGGTGCCCGAGAGGGTCCAGTTAACCTTGTCGTACAATGCGGTGCCGCGGTAGATGGTGTTGATCGTCCTCGTGTTGTTCCCGAGGCCAAGGCTGGCACTGGGTCCAACCCAACCGTTTTGGAAGGTGTCGGCGCCGTTACCGAGAGCGAGGGCCCAGTCGGCGTGCGTGGGATTGTCGGAGTGGTGAATGACGGTCCCGTAGAGATTGAGCGACCCTCCGGTACGGGCCACGAAGAAAACGGTCACGCCCGTGGAGCCCAGGGCGTAGCTTCCGCTCATGTACGAGGCGGAACCGTCGAAACGAAGGACGCTGTGACCGTTGATGCCGTTGCTGGTCTTCTTCAGGAGCGGCTGGTTAGCTCCAGTGCCCTGGGTGGCGTTGTTTCCGCTGCCCGTGGGCGCAGCATTCGGCCACGTGGCGATCGAGTCGCCATCGTTGCCCGAAACGTTGTCCGCATCCAGGTCAAGGACCAGGTGGTCGAACATGTTCGGCTGGAACCCGTGCGCAAGGCCGGGCATGTTACACCACCGTCAGGTATTCGAATCCGACGAGGACCCAGTCGGTTCCGTTGTAGAAGAACGTCGCGGCCTGCTTCTCGGTCGGGGAAGCGGCGAACGTGAAGAGCGTGCCGCCCGCGCCACCGCCGTTGGCGACGACGAGGGTGAAGGCCGCGGTGTCCTCACGCACGATCCGGACCAGCGTCCCGGTGACGACCGTGGTCGTGCCGAGGGTCTTGGTGCGGCTGACCGTGAGCGCGGCGGTCTGGACGTATTCGCTTACCTTGTCCGTGAAGGGCTGGAGGGTTTGGTCGGCGTTGGTGAGCGCCGTGCCCTGGAGCGGGCGGTACACCTTCGAGAGGTTGCCGACGTCAGCGACCGCGACCGTGGCGACCGAGGAGAGCAAGCCGCTCGTGCCGGCTGCTTTGACGTAGCCGCCCGGGGTGCCGAGGTCTGCGATACTGACAGCGCCGCCCGTTGCGATCTTGAGGCGCAGGGTCCTGGATGCCGTCGTGTAGAAATCGATGTCCTGCGTGCCGAAGGCCGAGAAGAACATGTGGGAGCCGGTGAGCGAGGTGTGCTCGTAGGCGGCTGCGCCAGCGATGAACGGTCCGTTCGTGGTGAAGCCCGTGCTGAGCTGCGAGACATACAGATAGCTCGTGTACGTCGTCGCGCTCTGGGACAGGATCAGGCCGGCCTCGGCAGCGGTGCCGGTGTTCGGATTGCTGATGTTGAGGAAGTTCGCGCTGTTCACGTTGCGGTTGAACTGCGCGATCGAGCCGGGAGGCGACGTCGAGCTGTTGCCCATCGTGAACCACGAAGTGGTGTTCGGCGCGGTCTCGTCGAAGAAGTTGGCCGAGGAGCCGAAGAGGATCCTGCCCTTGGTGCCGTGAGCGGTGGAGACCAGCGTGAGGATCTCGCTGGCCGCGGTACCGCCCGTCGCCGTCTGCCCGCCAGCTCTTCCGGTCAACTGCAAGAAGGCGTCGTTCAGGCGAACCTTGTCCGCGGCCGAGAGCAGGCCTGGGGTCGTCGTGGTCGCCGAGTCGATCACGCTGGCGGCGTAGGTGCTCAACAGCAGGAAGAGGCCGGAGCTGACGAAGAACGAAGCGGTCTGGGGCGGCCCACCACCTCCGAGCGTCGCGAGGGTGGCGCCTGCGGTGTTCTTGACGATGAGGCTGCCGAAGGGGTTGCCGCTCTCCAAGATCACACGGACGACGTACTTGTCACCGAGGCTGGTGCCGTCGAGCGTGACGGTGCGGCTCGTGGACAGAGTCCCGCTCGGGCAGACGTACTCGCTGGCGACGTCGGCGTTCGGATCGACCGTGACGTCGGCATCTGCAAGTGGGGTGGCGGTGACGGGATTGTAGATGGACATCGACTAGAAGATTGTGGCTTAGGGGGTGAAGATGGGGTCCGGGAAGATGAGAACCGTGTTGGCGCGACCGCCGACGATGCGAATGCTTGAAGTCAATCCAAGCGTGCCGGAGTAGATGCGAACCGTGTTGCGGTACTCGATGGCGAACCCGGAGTTGCCGGCATCGCGGCAGGCGCGGGTGATGGCGGCGGCAACCTCTTTGGCTAGAGCTGCGCCGATGCGGGAGAAGTGTGAACGCTCGAAGGTGACGGTGACGGTGTTGCGTTCCTCGAAGAGGATGGCCAGCGTGTCTCCGTCCTGAAGCGTGTAGGGTTCGGACACGCCGGTATCGGAGAAGGCGCGGACGGCGTCACGGCCGTAGAAGATCTCCAACACGTCGAGCAGCGACTTCTGGGTGAGCTTCTCGTTGCGCTCGGTCATGGCGAGGCGGCGGAACAGGTCGTCTGACATGTTCACGCCCCTGGGGCGGTCGATGCCCTCGTCGCTCGCGCGGCGATCGAGGTAGAGACCGGAAGCCGAGGACAAGAACAGCTGGTCGAAGGCCAGACGCGCGTTGTCCGCATTGCGCTGGTCGCCCGCGGCGAGCGCTGCGACCATGGAGTCCCAGCCCTTGCCCTTGAGGGCCGGGTTCAGGAACTTGCGGATGATGTTCTCGTGCTCCTCGTTGACCGCGCCGTGACCGAGCGGGTCGGTCGTCAGCGTGAACGTGACTTGGAACGGAAGGGTGATCGGAGGGACGAGGGATTCCGACGCGTCCTCGACAATGTTCTCGACCGACAAGGTCCACTCGCCGATGTCGAGAGGAGCTGCCAGGTAGAGGTCGATCGACTGGCGGTCACCATCGACAGTCGCGCAGCTGGTGACGTAGTTGGCGTCCGGCCCCGTGAGCGTGTAGTTGCTGGGGTTGAGTGCGTCGTCGGTGTTTCCCGCGTCCAGCGCGCGCGGGTACTGGGTAAACGTCGCCCTCAGCGCGGCGACGGAGATCTGCCGAACCGATTCGAGGGAGAATGTTGCTGCTGGGAACGACATTTACTTGGGGTCCACGTTGGAGACGGTCAGGGTGTAGCTGGTGCCGTCGACCTGACGAGGTTGGTTGGTGAGCCTGTACCAGTAGTCGGTGATCTTGTGGGACCCGGTGACGGTGAGGCCGTTGCTGAGTGTGTAGTTGGTGGGATCTGAGGCGCTGGTCTCGTCGACGGCAATGGCAAAGATTACGTCGATGTGGTGAGCATCGACGGCGCGGATCATCTGGACATTGACCGGCGTGGGCACGCCCAGAAAGTCGAGACTATAGAGACCCGTGAAGATCCCGAACGCGTCGCTCGTGATTCCGAGCGAGGGGAGGTTGAGCGTGTACGCCGCGTCCAGCGTCTGCGCGGTCACGCCGAGGCGAACGGTGTCCGAGCTGACGACCTCGACGCTGCCGACCTGCACCGCGCGGCCAGGACCGGTGACGGAGATGTACCAGTTCGCGGGCACGAGCGCAGGGCCCGAGAGCACGACGTTGGCGTTGAACGTGACTTCCAGGTGGTCCAGGAACGCGGTGACACCGGTCGTGTGGATCGTGGCCGTGCCAGCCTCGCACGTGCAGTAGCTGCGCAGCGATTCGAACCCGCCCGTCGGTGGGAGCTGGATGTCCGCGTCGTACTGGAGGTGGTCCTCTCGAAAGAGGGCTGCACTCGGGGCAACCTTGGAGTTGCCCAGTTGCAGATCTGCATCAAGATCTGCCACGGTTTACCCCAATACGATGGTCGTACCGTCCCAGGGAACGACGACGCCAGTGTGGATGGCGATGAACTGCTTCGAGGCGTCTCCGGGGAATCCGTCTCCGGGGTTCACAGAGTTGACCGTGTACCACCAATCCTTCAAATACCCCATGCGCCCACGGAAGCCCACGACGTCGGGCGAGTACAGTCCTACGGTGAAGAGCGGAACGTCACCGCTGATTTCGTTCGGAACGAAGAACACCTCGTTGATAAGCGACTCGTTCACCTCGTCACGGAGGACGTTGATGGGGCCGAAGTTGCCGGCCGGAGTCTTGCCGCGGAAAGCGACCTGGATGGTGTTGAAGACCCACGGTGGAATGAGCGGGTTCAGGTCGCCGTTGGGTCCGCGCGCGTAGAACCTGGGATCGGTCCAGAGCGAGCCCGGCGAGCCGGCCGTCTCGGTACAGATGAAGCCCGCGGGGACATTCTGCGTGGAGAAGAACATGCGCGTGTGCTGGCCGTCGCTGGAGTGCAGGATGTTGCACGTGACCACGCCTCCGGTCGGGAGGGTGGAGAAGTTGATGAGGTTCTGGTTGGTGTGCCCGTCTTCGTCGGTCGCGGTCGGAATCGTGGTGGTCGTGCCGCCCGTGAAGAGCCCGCCGAGGGACCACTTCACGTGGACGTTGGCTCCGAACGAGCCGCCGTTGTCGCAGTACATGAGCATCTGGCCGTGACCCCAGCCTGCTGGAGCTTGCATGACGATCCAGGTCGCGCCCGTAGTGCCCGTGAAGGTGATGACGCTTCCGCTCGTCCAGCGGTCGACGCCGTCCATGGCCGCGGTGCTGCCGTCGTTTGATCCGGCGCAGGTCCACGGCTGGAGACCGAAGGCCTTGAGCGCGTTCTTGGTCTGGTAGATGAGGTCAGCGAGGTCGCCGTGCGCCGTGCCCGTCGAGCCGGCAACGACGTGGGCGTACTGCCAAGTCTTTTCGGGGGTCGGAAGAGTTCCCATTAGCCCATCTCCACGTTTCCGCCGTCCCACGGGAACACAGAGTTCCCGAAGACGACCCAGGACTTCGACCCGTCGCCGGGGAAGCTGTTGCCCTGGAGGACACTCAGTGCAGTGAAGTACCAGTCCGCGAGGTAGCCGTGGCGCCCGCGCTGGCCGACCGTGGTGGTGTGGGCGATCCCGACGCCGCCGAGCGGAAACTCGCCCGACAGCTCGTCAGCGTTCGGCCACGGAGAGTAGCCGAGGAGGGTTCCGTTGGCCGTGCCGTTTGTCGCATAGCCCTGGAGGACCATGTACAACGGCATCGTGGTGATCGGGCCTTGCGACTTGAAGGTGAACGTACCCTGCTTCCAGAAGACGAAGCCGAGGGCGTCAGCCGGAGGAGCGTTTTCGCTCCAGGTCGCCGCCGCGATCACGGGATTGGTCCAGCCTGCCGGAGGATCGATGGGCACGTCCACGCAGATGAACCCACGGGCGACGTTGCCGCCGCAGGTGACGATGCGCGTGCTGTGTCCGTCGGTCGACATCATGACGTGAGCGCGCATGCTCAAGCCCTGGCCGAACGACGTGAACAGGCTGATGGGCTGGAACGGGGCCTGGACGACCAGCTCGTCGACGGCCGTGGGGCGGTTGGAAGTGTCTCCGCCCGTGAAGCCCGCGCTCGGCGAGAAGTAGACGTTGACCTGGTGGACGTCGGTGTTGAAGTCGAAGCAGAGCTGCGTGTGCGTGTCGATGGCGCTCTGCTCCAGGACCATCCAAGCGTGCGCGCCGCCCGAGTGGACGACGTCGGTGTGGACCGCGAGGCGATCCACGGCATCCATGCCGGCCGTCAGGGAGTCTGACGAGCCGGCGCAGGTCCACGCGCTCAGTGGGAACGCCTTGAGAGCGTTCTTGATGACGATGAACAGCGTATCGAAATCGGCCTTGTCGGTCCCGTTGAACCCGGGGTTCAGGTTCGTGGCGTGCTGCCAGGTCTTCAATTTGGTGGGAAGCGCCATCTCCCCTCTAAGATTGGGGCTTTAGGTGCCCAGGAAGCTGACCTGGACGTCCTGGGTCAGATCGAGGACGAACGGCTTCTCGTACGGCTGGATCTTGATCTGGTCGTGCTCGACCGAGAACAGCGGCGACACGATGGCAACCGAGACCACGCCCACGACCTCCCGGGCGGCATCGATGATGTCGCTGAAGGCGATGGACTTGCCGATGGTGGTCTGGTTGACGACCGTGGCGACTGCCGAGCGGACGCGGTTGGCGATGTCCTGGGTGTTGAGGCCCGTCTTCACACGGACCGACAGACCCACCTGGATACGCTTCACGAGCGGACCCTGGATGTTGATCTGCGAGTCGGCTGCGGCCACGCCCGGGTAGGTCACCGGGTTGCCTGGGTCGCCGTACACCACCTTGTTGGCCTCGCGGAGCAGGCCCACGTCGTAGCGGTAGCCGTCCGAGCCCGCGGAGAAGTCCTGCGGGAAGTCGAGCTTGTCGAGCACCGTGATGACCGAGCCAGCCGACTCCGAGATCGAAGACGAGTCGATGCCAATGTCCCAGCGGATGTTGACGAAGTTTCCGTCGTCCTGGTTGAGGGAGATGCCGTCCGCACGCATGACAAACACGCCCGGGATACCTTCGCGAAGGTAGATGATTCCCGCGGAAGTGAGGGCTGCCGAAGCGCCTTGCGGAGCCGGGGTGCGCGAGGAGACGTCGACGGTGACGGTGGCGCTGTCGTTGAACACGTTTCCGTCGCCAGCCACGTCTTCTCCCACCGCCTTCACGGTCCAGACGCCCATGTTGTTCACGCCCCAGGTGGGGTCGAGCACGGCAAGCTGGTCTCCCGGCATGACGGAGTCGGGGATGAAGACGGTGATCAAGCACTCCGAGATTTCCTCGACGCAGATCGGGTTCTCGATGTAGATCGTGCCCGAGGTTCCGCCGACGCCCGCCGTGGAGCGGAGGATGCGGAAGATGCCCTGGTTCGCGGCCTGGACCTGGCCGATGGTCGGTGAGGTCGCCGGAGAGACGCGCAACCAGGACCCGTGGGGAATGGATCCGAAGAAAGGGGCATCCGTCGAGCCGGTGTCGGAGATCGCCACGAATCGACCCTGGCGCTCGAACTGGACACGGAGCTGGCTGGGACCAGCATTCTGGGTGTAGATCGGGGAAGCGAAGGTCATCAAGCCCGCGGAGTCCCAGGAGTTGAGAACGAGACCCGGAGCGATGATGGTCGGCTTCGGGAGCTGGTTCTCGTTCTGGATGCGGAACCACATGCCGCTCGTGAAGCCGTCAGCGTCGAGCAGTGCAACGGTCGAGACAGCCGACGAGCCACCCGTCAAAACAGGCGAGCCCACGATCGGAGCGGTGACGCTGTTCGCGAGCCCGCCCTGAACCTTGACGCCGCCATCCGAGCCTGCGGTCAGGGTCGAGAGCTGGACGTGGTGTCCCGCGCCGGCAGCTTCGATATCAGCCACGGTCCACAGACCCGTCACCGTCGGCGTGTTCAGCCAGTCCACGATGTTCTTGGTCGTGATGGGTACGATGCGGACTTCTTCGTTCTCCCAGTCGGAGTTGGTGGCCAACGCTCCCGTGATGGGGGCCTTGAACTCCAGAGTGTAGTCGTCCGAGATGAGTAGCGGCAGCGTGGTGGTCTTGACCCAGTTCACGCCGTCGTGCAGGACGTACCAGAACTCGGATGCGTCCAGCTCGTCGCAGGTGTTCTGGGAGATGTTGTTAAGGCCCGTGCCCGTCTCCTTCGCCGAGATCGGATTGGTCGAGCCGCTCGCGTCGCGCAGAGCCTGGATGGCGGTGGCGATGGCGCCGGCCGTCTGCGGGCTGTTCGCGAAGACCTGGAGGTAGGCGGTGCTGACGATGGGGACCCACGTGAGCGTGGTGGCCACGAACTGGCTGGCGCCGTCGATTTGATCGCCTGAAAGGACGTAGATGTGGTGACCGCCCGCGGGAACCGAGCTGACCTGGAACGTGGCGTTCCCGTAGGAGACGAGATTCGTCGGGTCGTTGAGGCGGTAGAAGTCCAGCGCGACCGTGCCCGAGCCCGTGAACGAGGACTCGCCCTGGCCGTCGAACGAAACCGTGCCGATGTTGGCGGTGGCGCCGATGTCACCCGCGGACTCGGAGTAGTCGAAGGTGGTCGCGGTGACGCCCGAGATCGACTTCAGACCCGACGAGAAGTTCACGTCGGTCGACTGCACCCAGACGCGGTCGTTGATGGCGAAGCCGTGGTCGGTGATGCCGGCCGGCAGAGTCACGGTCGCGGTGACGACGCTCGTGGTACGCGACGCCGACGAGATGGCGAGGTTCAGCACCTCGACGAACGTAGCGGTGCCGCCAGCCGTGATCGCGGTGATACCTTGTCCGACACGGGTCGTGTTGTGGATCGTGGGGGTGCGGGGTGCTCCGGACTTCAGCTTGATCGTGACGTTGGTCAGATTGCCGTCGTCCATGAAGGTGGCGACCTTCAGATTGGTGCTGGGGGCGTCGGGATTGCCGAAGCGCAGACGCACGCCGTCGCCATCGGGGCCGAGGCGGAAGTAGCGGAAGACCATGCGGCGAGCGGCGTCGGCCGGGAAGGCCACCGCGCGCGACGCCATGTAGACGGCCATGTCGTTGAAGTCGTAGTCGAGACCGAAAGTGGCGGCCAGGCTTGCACCAGCGTCGTCGCCGTCACGGAAGTCGTTCGACGAACCGTACGTAGATCCGACGGTCTGGAGCGTGCGCCACAGATTGATCGGGTAGCGCTTGTCGTTGTCGTTGTCGACGAGAACGTCCAGGTTTCCGTTCGGGCTGATTGCGAACGGAGCCGCAGCGACAACGCGGTCCCACGGTCCCCAGACCTGGGGCGGAGCATCGCGGGTTTCGAGGGTGGAGACGAGGTTTCCGTCGACCACGCGAGTCTTCAGGCGGGTGGCGAACTTGAAGTTGCTGTTGGCGCGCAGGTTCGTGAAGGGAACACCGAGGCTGAACGGGCTGCCGCCGTCGGTGCCGCGGGCCAGGTTCTTGAGGCCGACGATGGCGTAGTCGTGTCCGATGACGGTGCTGGTGACGACCGGCTTGGCGTGCGGCACCCCCGCCTCTTGACTGACCACGCGCACGTCCTCGAAGGACGGGGTGCCGAGGTCGCTGTTGGCGCTCATCACCGCTCCGAGGTGCGGGACCAGGTTCTCGGTGGCCGGCGCCGGGTCGAGCAGGATCGCTTCGGCGGTCACGTCGCGGGTGACCATGGCGATGTCGCCCGTATCGTCGAAGGTGTTGGTGTTGACGCGGAGCTTGGTGGTTTTGTAGACGGACGCCGTTGCGCCGACCAGGTCGGCATTGAACGCGTCTGCGAGCGAGTTGGCGGTGTAGCTGCCACCGCTCGGGATCAGGGTGTCCTGCACGAATGCGTCCGAGCGAACGAAGGCGATGCCGGCGTCGCCCAGGAGCAGGTTGGTGGTCGCGGCCGGTTCGGGAGCGTTCCAGGTGTTGCCGGGCTCGTCGTAGACGTTCAGCACCGACGAGGCCTGGTAGCCGAACGATCCGCCCAGGACGAAGGAGCCGCCGATGCTGGCGACCTGGTTCTTGACGGTCGTGCCGTCGCCTGAGAGAAGCTCGACGTACTCGCTGTCCCAGCGCGGGTTGTTCTGATCGATGCACGACGGCGGGATCGGCGTGTGCAGCTCGGTGAACGTGGTGCCGTCGTAGGTGAACGCGGCGTACTCCGGAGGGTTGTCGCTGGTATAGGCGTTGAGGCCGACGACGTGGCCGTTCTTGAGCTTGATGAGAGGCTTGTGCTCGAAGTTGACGAACATCGTGCTCCCGCCGCCCCAGGTGCCGCCAGCGATGTCGTACAGCTCCCAGCTGTCTGCGCCGATGCCGCCCAGCTTGCCGCCGGCTGCAATCACCTTCGTCGGGGTCACCTCGACGTCGGACATGCCGAAGCACGAACGGGGGACGCTCATGCTGCCCGTTGCAACGGTAGTGTCGGGACCCGGCGTGAAGCGTTCGGCGTCCACGAGGTCGACTCCGCCGGCATCGTAGCCGCCCGCGATCAGCACCGTGTCGTCCGGCAGCTTCACTGCGCAGTGGTGCGAACGGGCTTTCACCATCGTACCCTCGACGGTGATGGTGTCGCCCGAGGGGTCGTAGACTTGGAACTTGTCGTTCGCCGCGCCGCCGTTGTCGCCGCCCGCGATCAAAATACGACCGTCGGTGAGCAGCGTGGCCGTGTGGTTCTTGCGCTGGGTCGTGGTGGACACGGCCGAGGTCGTCCAGGTGTCGGCGACGGGGTCGTACGTCTCGATAGATCCCGTGTGGACGCCGAACCCGTTCACGCCGCCGACCACGACCACCTTGCCGTTTGCCAACACTGTCGCCGTGTGGAAGGCGCGCGAGGTGTTCATCGGCGCGGCGGGGGTGGTGATCTTGGTGTTGGGGTCGTACAGCTCGGCGGTTCCGATGACGCCGTCAGGGACGTCGGTCAAAGCGATGGTGCTGCGCGGCTTGATGGCGCCACCGCAAGTGAAGATCTGGCCGATGGCGGTTCCGATGCCCGGGATGCGGACCGAGCGGTGGCCGTAGCGCGAGGTGAGCGAGGTGTGGCGTTCGATCGTGACCGTGGTCGAGTTCGCGTCGGCCACACGGTGCACGCCGCGGAGGGTGGTGGGAACGGAGCTGTCCCAGAGGATCATCCAGTCCTGGGGCTGGACGTTCGCGAACACGGCCGAGCCGGCGGTGATGGTCACCAAATTCCCGAAGTCCTCGGTCTTTGCGACCGCGATGTCCAGGCTGGTGGTGGGGGTCACTCCGTGCTCGATGATGTTGGCGGTCCCATCGACCAGCCACCAGAGGTGGGCGTCGCTGGCAAGGGAGACCGTCGTCATGTCCTCGGACTCGACGAAAGCGCGGGTCGCGAACGAGCCGGCAGTGAGACGGTCACCCGCCTCCAAGATCTGGCTGAGAACGATCTGGGCCTCGTTGCGGTCGAGGACGTAGTCACGGCGAGCGCCCAGGGCGACACCACTCTCGAAGAAGTGCGCCGCCACCAGGGAACCACCCGAGATCTCCACCGCAGCCCGTGACACGGGGCCGGCGTTGGAGGTGAGCACGAGCTTGCCCGCGTCCACCGTTGCGGTGAGACCCGGGATCTTGGCATTAACCACCGCAGCCCAGGCCGCGGGTGAGTTCCGGCCAAGAGTTGCGTAGCCGGTGTTGGCATCGATGAAATCTTGATCCTCGAACGTGTACGTGATCGAGGGCGTGCTGTCGACAGCGACGGTGAGGGTCTGCGGTCCCGAGACGGTGTTCCACGTTGCGAACGGCTGGCTGCGGAGCACAGCGATGACGCCGTCCTTCACGAGCAGGCGGTCGTTCTTGTAGAGGCGCATCGTGTAGTTCACGCCGGCTGGGAACGCGAGGCCGGCGTTGGCGTTGGTCCCACCCTGGTTCTCGATGATCTCGACATCCTCGTTGGTGTCCGCGTTCGCGAACACAACGACCTTGGATCCTTGTTCTGCGGTGCGAGCGACGAAGGCGATGTCCGGGTTCGAGTTGATCGACGCCACGACCTCGAACGCGCTGGCGTTGGAGATCGAGTGGAAGTCGTCCGCGTTGAACGAGTGCGTGTAGGTCGTGCCACCGACCTTGACCGAGAGCTGGTCGGTCGAGCGGAGCACGAACGGGGCGACGTTGGTGGTGATGGCGAACGCACGAGCGATCGGGCGCTGGGTGGTCTCGAAGTGGGTCTCGCCGCCCGTGGCGTCATCGATCAGACTCTCGACGGCGACAGCGGAAGTGCGCTCCTCGTAGCCGGTGCCATCGTCGATGTAGAGCGTGGCCGGGAAGCCGAAGCGCTTCACGAGGCTGGCGGAGTTGATGCGCTTGTTCTCGTCGAAGGCGGTGATGCCGGTGACCGCGGTCGTGATCGCAAGCGCCGTGCCGAGCTGGCGGCTCGCGCGCACGTTGCGGATGCGCTCGCGGTAGTCGTCGTCCGACTCCGTCTCACGCCCGTTGGTGAACGGACGCGTGTTGGACACCTTCGCGCCGTTGAAGGGCGCGGTCGAGAACTCGCTGATGGCGCCCGCGATGACGTTTCCGATCAATCCCCCGAGCTGGGCCACGACCTGGATGTTCGAGACCTCAGTCTCACCGTCGGGCAGGGTCACCGAGTACAGCGTGCGGAAGTCGATGGCGCTCGCCACGCTCGCCTGCGGCGTGCGCACGACCGTGTTGGGGCCGATGGTGCGGTTGTCGCCCTGGGCGAGGATGACCGTCTCGGTCGTGTTGTGGAACCTCGTCGTCGCAGTGGCGAGTGTGATCTCCCAGTGGTTTCCGGCGTTGACGATAGCCGTGTAGCGGATGGGGCCTTCGTAGTTGTTCGTGCCGCGGCCGATGTAGATCTTGGTGGTCGGGCCAGGCGCCGGGAAGGAGCTGGCGTCGACGACGTTGATGGGGGTCACGACGCCCGTGCCCACGATCGGAGCCGGCGCGCCCTGGAACAGCCTCGTCGCCTTCTTGGTGAAGCTCGTGTCCGAGAGGGTCACGACGCCCGCGGACGGCGTGATCTCCAGCTTGGGGATGCCTTCGGCGCGGCCGATGCGCGAGAGCGCGAGGCCGGTGGCGTTGTCGAGGTCCGCGCTCGTCAGCAGGTTGAAGATGTCCTGCGCGTTCCGCATGTCGCTCTGGGCGGCGGCTTCGAGCAAGGACACGATCGGACCACCGACACGCAGCGACCGGATGCCCTGCTTCGACAGGAAGGCATCGAACATATCGCCGAGGGTCTGCGGGTACGAGCGCGGAGTGGGCGTGTCAGCCATGGTCCCCCAGAAGATTGTGGTCGTAAGTGCTTGTTACGGCGCGACTTGCGCTGAAATCGGGATGATCTGGCTGACGCCGGCCACCTCGACAGCGATGTTCAGCGCGGCGAGCGGACCGGTGACGTCGATGTGCGCGGCTTTGATGTCCGTGAACGTCGGGTCGCCAGCGAACATGCCCTCGACCGCGCGCACGATCTGCGCCGCGTTCAAGTCCGCGAGACTCATGCCAACCTCGATGGGGAGGCCGTAGTCCGGATGGCGGCTGAGCGTGCCTTGGACGGTCGACATCGCGAGGCGGACCTTCTGGATGATGTTGGTCAACCCCACCGACCAGCGGCTGTCGCCGTCGGGGGTGATGACGAGGTCGTTGGCGGGGGTCAGGAGCAGATCGACGCCGCCGACAGCGATGAAGCTGTCGTGCTCATCGACGCCCGGGATGCTCTTGGTGGTGAAGTCTCGGTCCTTCGGTGCCAAGTCGGACGGGATGTAGATGACCTGCTGGCTGTTGACGGTGTTCGGGAGGAAGGCCTCCAGCTTCGCGTGCGCCAGGGTGATGAACTGGTCCATGTTCGCCTCGCCATCCACGGTGACGAGGACCTGGTTGAGCGCCAGGATGTCGATCTTGGTGATGGTGCGGGGAGTGCGAACCGTGGTGTCAGAGCTGATGAACACTGGCTGTCCGACGAAGAGGTGGTCGGCGCTCGACACGAACAGCGTGTTGTTCGCGCCGTTGACGAGCAGCGTGAGCTGGAAGCCCACCTCGTCGACGTACGGAGTCTGGAGGCCGTTGAGCGACGCGATTTCGATCCAGCGGTCAGGATCTTTGAGGTACTGGAACGCGAGCTGCTCCAGCGATCCGCCGTACGGGAACGGCACCGCGAACTTCGAGCGCGGCTGGGTGAAGGCGATGCCCGAGCGGGTGGCAAGACCAGCCACCGCTGCGATGGAGGTGAGCTTCGCGTCGTCGGTGTTCGCGACCGCGAAACGACGCATCTCCAATGCCAGCTGGTTCAGGTAGAAGAGCGTGTTGAAATCGTCGTCCGTGGGGTTGTCGATGATCGTGGACGTCGGGGCCTGGAGGCCGTAGATGGCGTTGTACGTCGGGTGGCCGGCGCCGATGGCGGCAGCGTACGCGTCTGCCGACGACTGGATCCCGTTCGCCATATTCTGGTAGTCGAGGCGGGTGAGGTTGTGCACGCGGCGACGCTCGGCCGCGATGGCGTTCTGCATCGACGGCGAGAGCTTCAAATCACCGACGGGGACGTTGGAGAAGTAGTCGTAGTTGTCGCTGGGCTTGTCGAACGCGGAGTTGGCCGGGTGCGAGTCGACGAGAGCCTGTGAGATCGTACTGACGTCCGTGTTGTCGGCCTTCTCGGTGCCGAGGGACTTGATGGCGTCGTGGATGGCCTGGGCGTTGGCGGAGACGTGGCGGCCCACGCGCTTCACGTTCTGCAACCAGTCGTCCTTGTCCTTGCGGACCGATACGATCTGAAGGACCGCGGTCTTCGTGTTCTGCGCGATGGAGTCGGAGAGGTCGGAGACAGACAGCGGCAGCGACAGCGTGTCCTTGCAAAGTAGAGTGAGCTGGCGGATCGGCTCGAAGATGGTTCGATCCACGTCGCCACCGACGGCCATCAGTGTCTTCTTCGCGCCTTGGAGCACCAGACGCGCAGCCGTGAGGGTGTTGAGCGTCTTCGACAATGCCCCGGGGCTGACGTCGATGGGGCGGTACGGCTTCACCTTGTCGGCGAGGCCGCGGTCGAGCTTCACGCGCTTGTACGCCTTGAAGGTGAGGTTGTAGTGGTACTCCAGAGGCGAGCCGGAGTTTTTGTCGACGACGAATTGCATCGGCGAGACGAGGTACACGGCCTCGTCCTTCCACGTCGCGAGCGCGAGGCGGGTGTTGCGCTTCTCCTTGTTCTTCTTCATCTCGACGTACGACTCGAAGAAGAGCTGGAGCAAGCGGAACTGGTACCAGCCCGTCAGCGCCCCGGAGCCCTCGGTCGTGCCGTTGAAATCACTTTGCGGGACCGTGTTGTCGGTGAACTTCGGGTTGACGATGCTCTTGGCGGCCGTGGCGGTAGCGCGAGCTGCCGTGACGGTGCCGGCGAACACGGCGTCGCGCCACTGGAAGGCCTGCGGCTGGATGGCCTGCCCGCGGCCGGCGAACACACCCGTGGTGCCGGTCATCGTGATCATGCGTGTCGGCGCGCCGTTGTGCTCTTCGATGTGGCCGCCGAGCGTCACCGAGTTGTTGATGGCGAACGGCATCGAGATCTGAAACGACTCCGGAGGCATCGGCAGCGTGTACTGGAACGCCGACTGGCCGCCCATCGTGAGGCCCGGCTGGGGGCGCGTGTAGCGGCCGTCACCGGTCTGCTCGACGATGATCAGCTGGTACGGGAAGAGCTGATTCCAGTTCCCGCCCGTGACGGCCTCGTTGCGGAACCAGGTCTTGTCGGTGGTCTGCGCGGGCGCAGGTTTGTTGGCGAGGGCCCAGTCCCCCGCGGAGAGCGCGGATGAGAGGACCCCTGGCTCGAACGGCATGCTTCAAAGATTGCCGCCAGATACACGAAAGCCCCGCGACCCTTTTGGGGTGCGAGGCTCGGTGTAAGCTAAGGGAGGAGGTCTTAGCTCAGGAGCTGGACGAGGATGTGCGTCACGGCCGACAGGTCCGTGGTGGTCTGGACGATCTTGCCGGTGACCGAGATGGTGGCCTCGAAGTCGGCGGAGACGTCGGCGTCGTTGTTCAGGTCGATGACCGACACGACCTTGTTGCCGATGACAGCGCCGGCAAACGTGGTCTGGACCGGGGTGACCGAGGCGTCTGCGCCCGCGACGATCTTGGTCTTGATCGTGGCTGCGGGGAGGTGGGTCACGCCCGCGAAGGTCGCGACGCCAGTGACACCGAGGGTGCCACCGACAGTCTCGTTGCCGTCGAGGACGAGGTTGCCGTCGACGCCGAGGTTGCCGCCGAAGTCCGCGTTGCCCGTGGTCGACAGGTCGCCCACGATGTTCTGCGTGCCGACCAGTTCCTTGCCGTTGACGGTCAGGAGGCCGGTCGTGTCGTCGATCTTGAAGACGACGCGCGAGCGACCGCGAAACTTGCGGTCCAAGTACTCGATCTGGAAGGGCTCACCCTTCGAGACGATCCACTGCTTCCAGTTCTTTGAAAATGCCATGTGTGAGGTTCCTTCCGTATACTAGGGCGCGGTCCCAGAAAACCCGGGTTGCTACCGGGAAGATTCGGGGCCGGACGAAACAAAAGGCTGGACATCTGCGGGTTCGGGTGGTAGGCTGGTCTGAAATGGGCCGCCGAGTTGACCTCCTTCGGATCTTGAGCACCCCCGCGCTGCGGCGGGAGCTGTTCGTCGACGTCATCATCGCCACCCAGGCGCGCGAGAACATCGTCACCACCCGCGCCCAGGCCGAGGCGGCCTACGACGCCGTCCAGGAGGAGCTTCGTGGCCAGGAAAAAGCGTAAGCGGCCACACGGAACTGGATCGGTCCGTCTCCGGGCCGGCCGCGCCCAGGTCCAGTGGACCAACCCGAACGGCACCCGCGGCACCAAGACCGTCGACTTGGCGGAGGTCCAAGCCTTCCTCGCGCGCGCCAACGCCGGCTTGGAGGTACCCCAAGAAAAGAAGGCCTCGAACTCGCTCGGGGAGCTGGCCCAGACCTGGCTCGACTCCCGGGCCGGGATGGCCTCCAACTACGACGAGCGCAACCGGTGGAAGAACCACCTGGCGCCCGCGGTCGCCCACCTGACCCCCGACGAGGTGACCGTCCCCGTGCTCAAGCGCCTCATCCAGGACCTGCGCACCAAGGGTCTGGCCCCTGGTACCGTCGGGCTCCAGATCGCCTTGCTGTCGTCGTTCTACGGCGACCTGGTGGAGGATGGCGTGGCAGTCGTCAACCCGGTCAAGATGCTGTCGCGGAAGACCCGACGGAACGAGCTGACGCCGAACACGGACTGGAAGAAGACTCCGTTCCTGCGGGACCCGCGGGACATCGTCCGCATCCACGACAAGCTCGCCACCTACGACGGCTGGGTTGCTCTTGCCTACATTGTAGGTGCGCTGGCCGGGCTCCGCACGGGCGAGGTCCGCGCGCTGCGCTGGGCGGACGTCGATCTGGAAGGCCGGCTCATCCACGTGCGCCAGCAGACCGCGCGCCACGGCACCGGCTTCCGGAAGCTGAAGGACGGCGAGTCCCGGCTGGTCCCGATCTCGGACTCGCTCTACTGGTTCCTGCGCGGCAAGATGCCGGTCTTCTACCCGGACGTGCGCGACGGTCTGGTTTGCTCGTTCGACGGCAAGACCGTGCTCAGCGACCACCGCATGGGCGAGCTGTACGCGCAGGCGCTGACGGAACTGGAGCTGCCCTCGATGCGCTGGTACGAGGCGACCCGCCACACCTTCGCCTCGCAGTGGGTGCTCAACGGAGGCACCCTGGAGACCCTGCGCGAAATGATGGGTCACTCCTCGGTCACGGTGACCGAGCGGTACGCCCACTTGATCCCCGGCAACTACTCGGACGCCGACCGCGCCCGCGTCCAGATTGAGCTGGTGCCGGACGTCCACATCGCGGACTACGTGAACTGATGACCGCAGAATGCACGAATCTCGACCACAGCGACTACAAGGTCGCCTGCAACCACTGGGGCCTGGAGCGCATCGAGCGCAGGTACGACTGCAAGGTGTGCGGCCGGCCCGAGTTCGGCGAGTGGTTCCGCAACCTGTACTGGCACCAGACCAACGCGCAGTACTGGAAGGGGATCTTCAAAGACGCGGAGGAGCAGCGGGTGTTCTACTTCAAGGCGGAGCCCCGCGGCCAGCGGTCCCAGCACTTCGTGTTCGTGGACCCGGACGTCAACGACCCGACTTCGATCCTCATCCCCACGCGTCCGGACTGGGCCCAGGGCGACCTCACGGTGGTCATCAAGCAGGAGCGCTACCGGCGCCGGATGAAGCCTCCGCAGGCGAACGACTACGGTGAGCTTCAGCTCTATTTGACCCGCGAGCTGGAGCAGATCATCAAGACGAACGACCTGGACTACGTCGACAATTTCCGCTTCGCCGACGTCAAGATCCGCAAGGACGTCCGCAGGTTCCGCAAGCAGGCCGAGACGGGGTGCTGCGGCTCGTTCGAGACCGAGGTGACGGTCGGTGGCCGGCGATTCCTGGTCGGCTGCAACTACGGGCACTGATTCAGTAGAAATAGGGCGATGAAGAAGCGCCTCATCACCTGGGCACTGGGAATCGTCCTGGGGCTGGTAATCTACTTCTTGATAGGATGACCTGCCCTCCGAACCTGACGATCTGGTCCATCTACCTGCTCTGGGGATTCAACATCTTCCAGGCGGTCGTCATCGTTTTGCTGTGGGAGCTGGTCAAGTGGCTCTGGCGGAAAATGGGTGCTTGACAATGAAACGCATTTGGGGTACCTTCAAAGCATGCCCACACTTCAGCCCACCAAAGAGCAGTTCGACGCCTACCAGTCCTCGTTCAGGTACTTCAACGAGAAGCTGTTCGGGAGCCGTCTTCCCGAGATCATCCTGAACTTCAGCCGGCGCGCGAAGGCCTACGGGTTCTTCGCCCCCGAGCGCTGGAAGACTCAGGGCGACAGCCCGGTCGTCACGCACGAGATCAGCCTCAACCCCATGATGATGGAGCGCGACGCCAAGGAGCTGTACAGCACCTTGGTCCACGAGATGTGCCATCTCGACCATCACGAGAACGGCGAGCACCTCTCCAAGAAGGGCTACCACAACAAGGAGTGGGGCGGGCTCATGAAGGCCGTGGGCCTCTACCCCAGCTCGACCGGCGAGAAGGGCGGGCCCGAGACTGGGTTCCGCATGACCCACTACATCGTGGAGGACGGTGCGTTCGATCGCTCGTTCAAGGACATGCCGCAGGAGTTCCTTCTGCCCTGGAAGGGCAGCCTCGAAGGGGCGACGCCCGTCACCATCGCCAAAAAGCGCAGCAAGTACCACTGCGCGGCCTGTGATTTCAACGTCTTCAGCTCGAAGGACGGCCTCGCCATCAACTGCGGGACGTGCAACAACGCGCTCCTGGAGGACGAGAAGTGAACGCACAAATTCACGGTGCCCGCGCGCGGCTGCTCGAAAACCAGCTCGCGGGCAAGGTCGGGGTCTGGAAGATCTTGGGCGAGGACCCCAACTGCGACCTCGGTGGCTCTCACCACCAGCCGACCCTGGCCACGGTCCAGGGCACCTACGGTGACGCCGTGGAGTACGCACTGGAGCTGTCGGGATTCTTCAGCTGGGGCGGCGGCGGGGACATCGTGGAGGTCAACATCCTCAAGGTCGACCGCGCGGCGCTCCAGCAGCGCGCGATCTTGAGCAGCCGCCGCACGACGCTCAAGGCCGAGCTGGCCGAGGTCGAGTCCGAACTCAAGGCTCTCGGGGGCAAGTAGTATGGCCGCCATTCGTGAGGGGCTGTCGTACGACGACGTGCTTCTCGAACCGGTGTACAACTCCACCGTCAACAGCCGCGAGGAGGACGTCGATCTGCGCGTTGGATTCGACGACCGCGTGTTCGAGCACCCGCTCATCCCGGCCAACATGGAGGACGTCGCCGGCCTCCAGCTGCTCAAGGCTCAGGTCGTGTCGGGTGGGCTCGCGCTCATCCACCGCTTCCAGACCGTCGAAGAGCAGATCGCTCAGTTCACGGCGCTCGGCGAGGATCCCCTGGTCGGCGCTTCGATCGGTGTCAAGAACGAGGTCGAGCGCGCCAAGAAGCTGGTCGACGCGGGTGTCAGTGTCATCTGCGTGGACATCGCCCACGGCGACTCGCTTCTCGCTCAGCGCATGGTCGAGTACCTCAAGGGGACCGCGCTGCGCATCCCGGGACTCACCATCATCGCCGGCAACGTGGCGACCGCGGGCGGGGCCAAGCGGCTGTGGCAGGCCGGGGCGGACATCGTCAAGGTAGGGATCGGACCGGGCAGCCTCTGCACGACCCGCATCGAGACCGGCTGCGGCGTGCCTCAGCTCACGGCACTGATGGACGTCGCCGAGTTGCGGGAGGGGTTCTTCCCCGGCAACGGAATCATCGCTGACGGCGGCATCAAGAACGGCGGGGACTGCGTCAAGGCGCTGTGCTTCGCGGACATGGTCATGGTCGGCAACCTCTTCGCGGGCTGCGATGAAGCGGCGGGCTTCGCGGGCGGCGGGTACCGGATCTATCGGGGCTCGTCCACCCACAAGACCAGCCACGTCGAGGGGGTGCGAGCCCGAGTGCCCAAGGCCGGGCCGTACGCCAAGGTCCTCAACCGCCTGCTGGAGGGAATCCGCTCGGGCTGCTCGTACCAGAACGCCACGAACCTCTGGAAGCTCCGGGAGGACCCGCAGCTGATCCGCATCACCTCCGCGGGACTCCGCGAATCCTACCCCCACGATGTCGAGATTGTATCGGAGGCGGACTGATGCGCTGGTTCCCGATGGCGATCTGCATCCTCATGCTCTGCGCGTCAGGCGAGGCCTTCTACCGCCGCGACTGGCGGTTCGGGATGTTCTGGCTGCTGGACGCGGCGATCACGGGGTGGTCGTCGTACATGCTGCGACCATGAAGCTCCAGAAAGAGCCCTACGACTGCGGGGTCTACTCGATCCTGAACGCGGCGCGGGCGCTTGGGCTCTCGATCCCGGTCGCGCGCATCCGCAAACACGCCGACACGGACGAGTCGGGGACCAACGAGCACGGCATCATGAATGCCTTGGAGAAGCTCGGGTTCGACTACGAGGAGTTCAAGTACGGCAAGGAAGCGGCCTTCGAGAAGCTCTTCGCTGGCGACCCGGTCATCCTGAACGTCGAGGACGGGCGGCACTGGGTGACGTTGATCGGGACCATGGGGAAGCGCGTGGTCATCTTCGACTCATGGATGGCGAAGTGGAACGCCCAGGAGAACGGTGTCTCAGTGATGTCCAAGCACCAGCTGATGCTCTGGTGGACGGCGGACGGCGACGGCCGGCGCTACGGCATCCGGATGTGGAGGAAGTGGTGAGCGAGTGTAGGTTCTGTGGCGTGGGCGAGAACTCGGCCCGCAAGAGACCCTGCACGGTCGCTGGCGACGGACTTCACTCTCTCGTCTCCCGCCTTCCGATCGCAGTCCTCCCCGACAAGCGGAAGGAGTGCTGCTGCACGCCCGCTACCTGCATCTGCGCCCCGAAGAAAAAGGTTGACAAACCCCGCGAACCTGGTAAGGTACCCGCCAAATGAGCAGCATCCCAGGCAGACTCGCAGCGTTTCTGTGCGGCCAGAAGGACCCGTGCACCAACCACGTGAAGGAGGCACAGGAGGTCTACGACGAGATGTTGGTCATCCAGAAGAACGAGCGCGAAGAAGAAGCGAAAAAAGCTCTCGATCGCCTCGCCGCGGAGCACAAGATTCCGTAGAAATTGGTTTTCGATTCACGCACACACGGGAGAACACACGCATGGCAACGAAAGACGACGTCCTCACCATTCTCGCTCGGTCGGCCTTCATGTCGACCGAAGATCTGATCGCGCTCCTCGGCAAGTCCTACGCCGCGGTCCACACCAGCCTCCGCCGGCTGTCCCGCAGGGGCACGGTCGTCGAGAACGCGAACGGCACCTGGTCGCTGGCCTCGAAGACCGCCGCCAAGCCTTCGTTCACGCCTCCGGCCCCGACTCTCGCGCCGGCTCCCGCCGCCCCGGGCAGCTACAGGCAGGCTGTCGCCGCCGCGCAGCCCGCCCGCAAGCTCCGCACCAAGGCGATCTTGGTGGTCGACGACTCGACCTCCGTCCAGGCGTACCGCCACGAGATGGCCGAGTCGATCAACAAGACCATCGCCGACCTCAAGGCTGAGGCGTACCGCTCGGGTCAGGCCATCGACATGAGCCTGTACTACTTCGCGAATTGGCGCTCGAAGGTGGAGTTCCGGAACCTCGACGTCAAGGAGGTCAAGAACCAGCCCGTCCGCTATCCGTCGGGTGGCACCCCGCTCTTCTCGGCGGTCGAGGACGCGATCACGGACCACCTCCAGCCCGAGCGCGCAGACGAGGACGTGGCCTATCTCCTCATGGTCATCACGGACGGCGAGGACAACGAGTCCCGTGACAGCTCCGGCAACACGATGAAGCGGCTGTTCGACCGCGTCGTCCCGACGGACCGCTGGACGATCACGTTCCAGATGCCCCCGGGCAAGAAGTTCGCGTTCTGCAACCGCTACGGCATCTCGCCGGGCAACTGCGTGGAGTGGGAGCTGTCGGCCCGCGGCCTTCGCGAGACGACCGTCCTCCGCACCAGCGCCATCCAGAACTACACGACCAGCCGCGCGAAGGGCATTCACTCGCTCAACACGTTCTACACGGACTTGTCGGGCCTCGACGGTTCCGATCTGCGGAAGAACCTCGTCGACATCCAGAGCAAGGTGAAGCACTTCACCGTCACCGCCGAGACCGAGATCCGTCCGTTCGTCGAGTCGCAGACGGGCCTGCCCTACGAGGCCGGGTCGGTCTTCTACGCGCTGACGAAGCCGGAGCTGGTCCAGGACACCAAGAAGCTGCTCATCCAGGAGAAGAGCACCCGTGCGATCTTCGCCGGCAACCAGGCACGCACCCTCCTCGGGCTGCCGTCGGGCGTCGACTGCAAGGTCAAGCCCGGCAACCACGGCAACTTCGACCTGTACGTCCAGAGCACCTCGGTCAACCGCAAGCTCGTCCGCGGCACCCGGGTGGTTCACTGGCCCCTCTCGCTCCAGTAAGGCGGGCGCCATGAAGAAGCTCATCGCAGCGGCGCTCTTGGCCCTCACCCTCTCCTCGACTGCTTGCAGAAGCAGCAATGAGCTGGGTGAGTGTCAGGGGCTGTTCTCGGAGGACCAGAAGAATCCGAAGGTGGTCTACCGCGCCAGCACGCGGAACATCGTTCTCGGGATCATTTTCTTCGAGACGGTCTTCGCCCCCATCCTGGCCTTCGGGTACGATCTCGACTGTCCTGTCAGGACGAAGTAGAGGGTGGCGAGGAAGCCTAACAAACGCGTCCCGCACCTTTGTAAGTGCGGGACGTCATTTGACCTGGGGAAGAAGTCTATCGATCCGGGCGGTCCCCGCTGTGGCGAGTGTAAGCGAAAGGACGCCAACGCACGCGCTCGGGATGCAAAGTACCACCTGCGTCCCGAGTACAAGGCGAAAGCGTGGGAATGGCGAATGAAGAATTATTACGATCTCTCTCCCGAGCAGCACACTGCACTGAATGAACTTCAGGGTGGCACGTGCGCCATCTGTCACAACCCTCCTCCGGAGGGGGAGCGTCTGGCTGTTGACCACGACCACAAGACTGGGAAAGTTCGAGGACTGCTCTGCCAGGGCTGTAACAGAGCCATTGGGATCTTTCAAGACTCGACTCTCAGCCTGCGGTCTGCCATGGCGTACCTCATGCGGCATGACCCGCGTCGCAGCTGGGATCGATACTTCATTCAAATCGCAGAACACGTCGCAACACGGTCGAAGGACCCGTCGACTCAGGTTGGCTCGGTCTTGGTGCGTGATCGCAATATCATTTCGACCGGGTACAACGGATTCCCCCGTGGGGTGAACGACAACCTACCTGAGCGATACGAGCGTCCCGCGAAGTATGACTGGACCATTCATGCCGAGGAAAATGCACTGCTAACAGCAGCTCGGTTTGGAGTCTCCACGGCAGGAACCACCATCTACGTCACCCCCATGGCGCCGTGCAAGGATTGCGCAAAGGCCATTATTCAAGCTGGCGTCAAAGAGGTTATCTACGAGACGATCGGGGACCAGTCTCGGTGGAAGGTGAGTGCCGAGATTTCCAAGGAGCTGTTCGCCGCCGCGGGCGTTCTCATGAGGGGGCCCGAATGAGCTGGTTCATGGTGGACGTCGAGGCGAACGGGCCGATCCCGGGCGACTACTCGATGACCGAGATCGGCGTCATCCGGATGGACAAGGACCTGGAGCACGCGCCGTGGTTCCACGGCAAGTTCCAGCCGCTGCCGGGCGCCAACTGGGACCCCAACGCGTACCTGGTCGTCAAGTACGAACACGCGCACGCCATGACCTTCCGCGACCCGCTGGGCGAGATGGAGCAACTCGATCGGTTCATCAAGGAGAACAACCGCGGCAACAACCCGATGCTGGTCTCCGACAACAACGGCTTCGATGCGATGTTCGTGGCTTGGTACTTCCACCACTTCCTCGGCCGCAACCCCTTCGGCCACAGCTCGATGAACCTGGGGAGCCTCTACAAGGGCCTCGTGCGGACGACGCGCGAGAACTTCAAGCACCTGCGGGTCACCCGCCACACGCACAACCCGGTGGACGACGCCCGCGGCAACGCCGAAGCTCTGCTCACGATGATCAACACGATGAAGCTGAAGATGGGAGGCATCGAGTAATGGGCTGGATCGGCGTCGACTTGGACCACACGTTGGCCCTCTACGAGTCCGGCATGGCCGGGCTCAACCAGATCGGCAAGCCCGTGCCTCGCATGCTCCGGCGCGTGAAGGGCTGGCTGAAGCAGGGCCGCGAGGTCCGCATCATGACCGCCCGGGTGAACCGCATGCCCGGCTGGGACCACGAGGCGCAGCGCAAGCTGGTCGAGAACTGGTGCCTGATTCACCTCGGGCAACGGCTCCAGGTAACGAACGAGAAGGACCTAGGGATGATCGAACTTTGGGACGATCGCGCCGTGCGTGTCGAGACCGACACCGGCCGTAAGCTGTCCCCGAGCCTCCCGCTGCGCGCGGCGAAAGAGTACTTGACGAAGAACGGCTAATCGGGTAGGCTGCACCTACATGGCCCTCTTCTTCCTGCTCCTGATCCCAATCTGCTTGGCGTTCGCCAGCTTCCTCCTCAGCAAGGGGAAGGTCGACATCCGAGAGCTGGGCGTCCAGGTCGTGGTGACACTGCTGATCGTCATCGTCCCCTACGCCATCGCGCTCCACAATCGGACCGCGGACACTGAGATCTGGAATGGCGTCATCGCGGGCAAGCAGAAGTCGAACGTGAGCTGCTGCCACCCGTACTGCTGCCAGACTTGCGAGTCGTGCAGCACGGACTCCAAGGGCAACACGACCTGCCACTCCTACTGCTGCCAGACCTGCTACGAGCACTCGCACGACGTCGCCTGGGACGCCTGGTCCTCGAACAGCGAGAACGTCTACTCCAACGGCTGCAACTCGCCCTACACGTCGGAGCCGCAGCGCTGGACGGCCATCCAGATCGGTGAGCCCACCGCCGTCGAGCACTCGTACAAGAACTACATCAAGGGCAACCCCGACACGCTCGTGCGCCGGTCGGGCCAGGTCGAGCGGTTCAAGAACAAGATCCCGCCGTACCCTGAGGTCTACGACTACTACCGCGCGCAGCGGTTCCTGACGGTCGGTGTCAAGCTTCCGAACGCCGTGGGCCTGAACGAGAGATTGTCCGAGATCAACGCCAAGTGGGGCGCGCCCCGCAAGGTAGACATCTTGGTCATCGTCGTGGCCGAGGCGGACGAGATGTACCTGGAGGCGCTGCGCGAGGCCTGGATCGGTGGCAAGATAAACGACATCGTGGTGGTGGTCGGCATCAACCCTGCCGATGGCGCCACGATCGCTTGGGCCGGCGTCATCTCCTGGACCAAGAGCGAGCAGGTCAAGATTGACCTGCGCAACGCCGTCTACGACCTACGCACGCTGGCGCCGCCCGCGGGGGCTTCGGAGGACTTCCGGTACCGTGAGCTTCTCGACATCGTCGAGTACCAGGTGTCCAGCAAGTACCAGCACCGCCGCATCTCCGACTTCGAGTACCTCAACGCCAGTATTACCCCCTCCGGCACATTCAAGCTCTGGCTGGGGATCATCACCTTCCTCCTCAATTTGGGGATGTCCATCTTCTTCTGGCTGAACGATCCGTTTGACAACGGCTTCCGTTCCAGCTACTATCGCTAACCAACCAACAGGAGTTTCTCATGTCCATCAAGTCCATCGGTCTTCTGGGCGCTCTCGCGCTCGTCCTCATCAGCGGCATCTCGTATGCCGGTTGCGCCTTCGGGTTTCGTTCTGACTGCATCAAG